GATGCCGCGCATAGATATGGCTGGAATGCATTACATATTGATAGTGATAATAGACAAGCATATTTAGGAGGATTTCCTGGAACGGGGGGTACAAAAGATCAGTGGAAAGTAAATACTAACTTAAGAAGATTTTTAGAAAGAAATGATTCTATTAATTTCTCTAATGCTAATACGCCTAATCTATTAACATTCTCTGGTTCGATGCAAGAGTATAGAGAGTGGTTGGAAGATATAGGACAAACTGCATTTGATTTACATACAACAAATCCTACTTCATATGTTTCTGGGTTAGATCCTACATCATCATTTGATACATTAATAAGACATTATCCTTTAGGTACTAATTTAAATGCTGTAGATCATTCTAATTCATCATATCATATAATATCATCTTCACATCCAGCGCAGATAATACTAGATGCACAAACTCCATATGATAATCATATTGAATCAGGTAGTACATATGCTACAATGTCAAATTTTCCTACTCCTACAAATGTACAACGAGGAAATTATGAGCCGGTAGAAGAAACATATTATATACAAGGAGTTTCATTAGGAGGAAATGTTCCTAGATCGCAAAAAATTAGATTAGAAGATAATGAACTAGTTCGTACTTTATCTCCTAAGTCTTCTGCAGAAAAATCCAGATTCGATAGAGCTCCAATTGATACAAATAAGTTAGGATTATTTTATTCAGCAGCTGATCAAATTAATAAAGAAATCTTCAATCATATAGGCGATATAGCATTAGATGATTATGTAGGAGATCCGGATCACGAGTTCACATTTGAGTATCCGGACTTAACTCATTTCTCAAAAGAATATTGGAAAAAATATTCTGATAAAAATGATATAAACGCTTACTTGAGAGTCTTTAGCCAATTTGATTATACACTGTTTAGTCAAATACAACAATTGTTACCAGAACGTATTGACGAATCAATGGGAATATTAGTTGAACCACATGCATTAGAAAGAGTAAAGGTTAAGTTGGCAGATAAGCCTAAGGTCAGTAATCCTCAATATGATAGTCGTATAGAAGATCCAGTTAAAGAAGTTTCTGGTGATACTCTTTTATTATCTGCTAGCATAGATTCTCCTGTGAATGTTACTGATAGTGTTCAAGTATACCATGTAGGTAGTAGTGGATATTTAGATACCGGCAATTATTTAGCAAATGCAAACATATTGCCCGGAGGTGATCCATATAAAGGCAGTACATATAAACATATTTATACATTGTTTCCATATCAAACAAATTATACCGAAGCAGTAGCTTTAAATTTACCAATGGAAATAACTGGTACTTTATCTCCTTTAACATATTCACCAACCGGAAGTGTTATATTAGAACAAAGGCCTAGTTCAATATTCAAGCTAGATGTATTACATTACTCCGGAAGCATTTTGTTAAATAAAAGAGCTAGAAATCTTTTATCTGAAGTTAGTAGATCTTTAGGTCAAGGAATACCTAGCAAATATAACTACTCAAGAAGTTTAGACGAAACTGGATATATGGATGATTTTATCCAAGCAACAGAAAATTTAAAGTATGAGGGATGTAGAATATCAGGGCCTGGAATCAATCTCCCTTCTACTATTAATGCACTTGGGCAAAAGGCGGTAGTAGAAATATTCGAAACCAATCCAAATACATTAATCTTTAATAATCAACCAAATGTAACAAATCCAGGTAATTTAGAAGTTAGATAAACTTATGCATAAGCATATTTATTAAAAAGATAGGGAATAACAATGGGATACTTAAATAACTCAACAATCACGGTCGATGCAATCCTTACTAAAAAAGGAAGAGAACTTTTAGCAAGAGGTAGAGACGAATTTAAAATTAAACAATTTGCATTAGCAGATGATGAAATCGATTATGATCTATATAATCCAGAACATCCGCTAGGAACTGCGTATTATGGCGCGGCTATCGAAAATATGCCTGTTGTTGAAGCATTAGCAGACGAAACACAAATGTTAAAATATAAATTAGTTACTTTACCAAAAGGGACTGCACGTATACCTGTTGTAAGAGTTGCACAAACCAATATTGAGTTAAATGCAAATGAGAGTACAGTAATAACTCCATCAACAGTTAACTTTGGCGGCGGTAATAGAAGTTTTGGATATACAGCAATTTTATCTGATTCAGATTGTGCCGATATTGTTGCAACAAGAGGAGCTAGAAATTCAGCAGCATCAGTTCCACAATTTATAGGTGATTCGGAAGCTGCACAATCAATTACAGTATCAGGAACTCAATTTGAAATTACCGCTAAAGAATTATTAAATGCTGATAAACAAGTTACAATATTGTTTATTGGTAATGAAACTGGTGGTAGAGCATCTGTGACATTAACGATTAAAAAAGTTGAAATTGCAACAGCGGCGTCAGTAGGACCAGTTGCATAATAAAGGGAAATAAAAATGGCAATATATAACAGAAGAGTAAGTAGAAGAGGACCGGTAGCATTTAGAAGAAGAAATCCGGTTTCTGCAACATCTCAAGTTGAAAGTTTAGCTAGACAATTAGCTGATCAGATTATTAGAGAACGTGAGCAGGCAAAGGCACGTCAAAGATTGGGACGTATTTATACTAACTTTGATCCTACTGATGATGTATTGCCTAACAATATAGAAACTGTTACAAGAGGATTGTTTGCAGGTAATACTGGAAGTTTAACTTCTATGTTTACTTCATCGAATTTGACAGCAACTCAAAAAACATATATACAAGAAATATTTTCAACGGGAGATCCTGCAACAAATAATAATGCCAATTCAGAATTGTCTATGGCATATGGCCACTTTAATGGATCGGGTTCAAAAGATTTGACAGGAAACTTAAATAATGATACTCCATCTAGAGCAATTTATAAACAATATGCACAATTATTACTTGCCCCTAATGATAAAAAGTTTACAATTAACGGCACAGATACAAACGAAATATATGTGTTAAACTTTAATAGAGCTAGAATAAGAGAAAAATTAGATCCAGGTAATTTTGAATTATCATTAGCACAACTATCAGGATCTGCACCAGGTGGTATAGTTAATGGTTTTGCAAATAATGCACATACTGGTTCTAATGTTAAATTATCAGGAACAAGTAATTTCATTCAAATAATTGATGATTCGTCATTATCATCTGCAACTGTAGGAGAAGGTGGTTTAGTATATAATTTAGTTTCTGGATCAATTGATGAAGGAACTACTATTTATAATTCAACAAGTCCAGTATATTATGGATTAGTATATCCACAACATGGTGTTGCAATATTAAACGGCGAACAATTAAATAAAGACATATCATTAGGAGGCGTTAACTTTAATTCTGTAACAGGTTCGGGAGTACAAGGCGATAATACAGTAAAATTATTTAAGTCTATATCTGGGTCTAATGCATTGACACCTGCAGGAGTAAATGGTGGTATTCAAGCAAGATCTTCTGAACAAGTTAAATCAACATATTATTTTGTAAGAGTTAAGAATGCAGAATATAATTATTCAAATAATCCATCATTTGTAACAGGATCGTTAGGAGAGTTATTCTTCAATTCAATGATACAAGATCCACAAGTATATATAACAACAGTAGGATTATATAATGACAGGAGAGAGTTATTAGCAACAGCAAAACTATCTCAACCATTATTGAAAAATTATACAAGAGAAGCTCTTATTAAGGTTAAATTAGACTTCTAAATTAAATTAGTAAGATGATATGCCAATTATACCGTCAGTATTTCAGCCAATCAGGGCAAATGATTTTCAACAAAGGCCAGTAAAGACTTATAAACATTATAAAGTTTTATCTAGCACATTTTCTAACAACGACGGTTATTTTCGACATAATGCAATTTATCGTAAACATGTTCCTCATATTGACGGAGAAACGGGACAGGGTGTAGGAGAAAGAACATTTCCAATCAATTCAGATGATAATACAAATCAACATGTTATTTGGAATGCAATTAATCATAAGTATTATCGTAATCATAATCCAGCTGAATCTGCAGATTTTTTAAGTATTGATACTCAACAACGATCGTTATGGCATTCGGCATCATTATTTACAGCTCCATATGGACAGGTAGGCGAAAAAATAAAACATGGAACATTTAAAGTTACATCTTCAATAGGCGGATTAACAATTAATCTACATGATGATGGAAATGGAAATTTAATTGACCCTATAATAGATACAACTACATTTGCATCTAGTAGCAGAAATTTCTTTTACATGTCGTTTAATGACTTATACAAAAAGTTTAATGACTATGATGAATTAGGAATATTATCAAAAGGCATAACTTACAAATTAAACAAAGTAGACAAGACTACAATAATAAACAATTCAGTAACAGTTGTAAGTGGAATTGAAGTTACTAGTAGTGCTGTCTCAGCAACGCCATCCGGTTTAGCTGCTAAGTTTGATAATACATTAGGACATAATATAAGAATACCGCATAATGATAAATTTGATAGATTTGGTCGTTGTGATGATTGGACGGTATCATTTTGGCATAAATATAATAGTGCAGATGAACATACAATATTATCTAAATGGGGAGTAAAAGAAGAAACGTTTTTAGATAGTGTTGATGGTAAACGTAAATTACGTACTGTGAATAACAATCCGACTCAAGGTGCTAGTTCACCATTGATGACAGCTGCAAACTTTGAAAGTAACAATATACGTACTCCTATGCATATTGTAGCTAATGAAGTTGAACCTGGCGGACTTACATATAATTTTATAGCATGTGATGGAAAGAAAGCAACATTAGTATCTACCGGCGAAGTACCGATTACTAGTACAGATTGGCAACATATATGTGTTAGAAATTCTGCATCCAAATTAGAAATTTTTGCAAATGGAGTAACTGGATCTGGAGGAACAACAGGAACATTGCCAGATTTTACATCTAATATAGCTGATGTTGTAATAGGTAATGTTAATAATGAGAGGCAAGATGGTATTGAATTTCATATAGCAGAAATAAGAATGTATGATTATGCTGTTAATGATCAGGCAATTGCATCCTTAGGAAACAATCATTATCTATCAGCCTCATGTTATCAAACTAACGTGGTAGGCAATGTATTCCACAAAAATGGCCAAGTAGTTGCATCTTCTCCATTGCCTAAATATAATTCAGGTTCGGGTATATTTGGTAATACCTGGGACGTTAAGTATCGTGGTACTCATACTATTTATGAAAATGAGTGTTTGGTTCGTGTACCAAAAGATCAATTCAATGTTACAATGAATCCTACTTCAACTTATAGACCCGTAACAGATGGGGATATTTGTGATGCAAATCAAACAACATTACCACCCGGGGAATTACGCAAAGGATTATTTGTATCCGGAACATTAAAACCTTATATTACATCAATTGGTTTATATAACGATAAAGCAGAAATGTTAGCAACAGCAAAGTTAGCTCAACCTATTCAAAAAAACCCAGATATTGACATGAACTTCATTGTTCGTTGGGACTACTAATATTTATATAAAATAGAGGAATAAGTTATGGCGTGGAGATCAAAATCCAAATTACGTGCAAACGCAATTAAACATGGTTATAGAAGCGGGTTTGAACATAAAGTATCAGATCAACTTAAAGAAAATAAAATTAAATTTGAGTATGAAACTACGGTTATAGATTATATTAAACCAGAAACTCAACATACATATACAATTGACTTTACACTACCTAATGGTATCTTAGTTGAAACAAAAGGCAGATGGGTTCTTGAAGATAGGAAGAAACATTTACTTATAAAAAAACAACATCCAGAATTAGATATTAGAATGGTATTTCAATCTTCCAAAACAAAAATAAGGAAAGGATCAAAAACTACTTATGCAATGTATTGTGATAAACATGATATACCATGGGCAGAGAAGGTTATTCCGGAGAGTTGGCTTAAGGAGAAAAAAAGCTCGTCAAAAGGTTGATCTTACGAGATATTTTTAATATATTCATATTAATAAAATTTTTTATTGAATTTATTTAATAAAAACATTATTATTGAAAGTATTGAAAATGATAATGAAATAAGTATAACTAATAAATGAGCAAATGAGCAAATTCTCTATCATAAGTCTTCTTGAAACTGTAATGGGTCGTGGGAAGATAAACTCTAATGATAATATTGCATTCCATTGTCCATTCTGTCATCATAATAAAAAGAAGATGGAAGTTAATATTGTAACTCAATATTGGCATTGCTGGGTATGTAATGCGGCTGGCAGGAAACTTCCTATATTATTTCGTAAACTAAATGTTCAACGAGAAAAGATAGCCAAACTAGTAGAGTTATTAGATGATGTAGAATGGCGTCCAACAAAGACAACTACAGATACTCCGGTATTACAATTACCTGAAGGATATAGGCCATTATGGGAATTGCAAGAAATGAGTCCGGAGTATAGAAATGCTATTCATTATCTTAAAGGACGTAATATTACTATACATGATATATTAAAATATAGAATTGGTTATTGTAGAAAAGGTTCATATAAGGGTAAAATAATTATTCCTAGTTATGACGCAAATGGTAGTTTAAATTATTTTGTAGCACGCGCATATTATGCCGAAGATAAATATAAACATAAAAATCCTCCGGCATCAAAAGATATTGTTGGATTTGAATTACATATTAACTGGAAGATGCCTATTATATTAGTAGAAGGAGCATTTGATGCAATTGCTATTAAACGTAATTGTATTCCTTTATTTGGAAAGACAATATCAAATACATTGAAAAAAAGAATTGTTGAAAAAGGAGTTAAAGACATTTACATATGTTTAGATTTAGATGCTAGAAAACAAGCATTAGAAACGGCCGAGTATTTTATGTCAAATGGATTGAATGTATTCTTCGTAGATATAACAGGAAAAGATCCTAGCGAATTAGGATTTGAAAAAATAACAAATGTGTTACATGAAACACATATAATGAATGAAACAGAATTAATGGAACAAAAGATTTTATGCGCACTATAGATATTGGAATTGAAAAGATAGATAAGATTTATCATATAGCAGATGTACATGTTAGAAATGTAAAACGACATAAAGAATATCAGTTAGTATTCAAAAGGCTATATTCTTATATTAAGAAAACAAAGACAGATAATTCTGTAATATATGTAGCCGGAGATATTGTACATGCTAAAACAGATATGTCACCAGAGCTAGTAGCAGTTGTATCTGATTTCTTTAAAAAGTTAGCAGATTTAGCACCTACATTGATAATTACTGGTAATCATGATTGCAACTTAAATAATAGTTATCGACTAGATGCCCTTAGTCCGATCGTTAAAGCCTTAAATCATCCAAGCCTACACTATCTTAAAGACAATGGTATATATTATATATCAGGAGTACACTTTAACGTATTATCTGTGTTCGATAAGCCAGTTGATTATATAAGAGCTGATAGTTTTGA